GTTGCCGTTATTGACAGCCGCTTGAAAATAGAAAATTTTGACCAAGCCCGCCACATATCCATTTCACCCAAATGTTGTTCATCAAAGACGACTAGATCGGTTGGATCAGCCAATCGGTTCAACACAATGTTGGCGTGACCATAGGTCAATATCTTAACACGCCTGTCAGGCTCGTTCAAAACCTTCCTGTGCAAAACTTGGCAAATCCCAGGTGTAAGGAAAGGGTTCTCATAAGCGTCCCGAGCTACAATAGTAGGACACAAAAGCCAAATAGTGCTAGAAAAACCAGAATTAATGATAGCCCCGAGCAAAGCTGTGGACTTACCGGTGCCAGTGGCAGCCACAACAAGTCTAGGCTCTAAGTCAAGAGGGTCATTTAGCCAAGGTTTAAGTTGGCCAACAATATCCTGCCAACTGGCTGGTATATTTATAATATCGTGAATATTTCGAAAAGGGCGAGTAAGAACAAGGGCGTCACCTGCTGCCCACAGCTCTACGAGCTTAGGGACAGGCCAACAAATATATTTTAGCCCAGGTAGGCAATGATACAAAACACGCCGAGGGACAAGCACAGACACAATGGCAGCAAACTGCTTGACCCAAGCATAAGGATCAGGAGGCATCATATTACTAATGATGGGTGATGAACGGCCAGTGGCAATGAAATGCACGTAATTCAAGACAGAATAAAGACGGTTGACATCCCGCATTGACAAAGCGTAAAGGTTAAAAACAAGTGCCAAAATAGGCACATTGCGAGCGCTTTTAAAAATGTCCTCTACAAACCAATAAACAACTGTCAAAAAGAACATTTGTGCACGATATTGTTCAACATCCTCAGAAGAAAACGTTTGAAGATTATCATCATTAGTCAGCCAGTTCAAAAAGCCAATGCCATCCTCAGCTGATCCATAAGGATTCTCTTTGAGGACAGCAAGAAAAAGCTCGGCTTTGGGTATCCTCTTGCCTTGCTTAATAAACAATGACAACCAAACAAACTTGGCGATAGGGTAATTGGGGTTCCTCATGAGGTAGGTGGGGTCAAGACCTTTAAACTCAGGTAAGGAACGAGCAACATGGTTGGGGATACCAGTCACCAAACCTTCACGGACTTTAATGATGCCATAAAGAAATTTCTCGGCTAGAGGGATTGACGGGTTCCAGCTAAGGATTTTAGAATGGTCACGAGCCATTTTGGTGTGGGCGACATCCTGGGGCTTTAACGCTATAGTCATCACTGACATGTAAGTAGGCCAACGGTGTTGCTTAAGCCACGACCTGATATTGGCGGTTTTGCCAACATACCTAGCCCGCTCAGATCCAAGTTCCACCACAACGCCAACCATATCCCCATCGGCATCGTGTTCCTTGGTGATGACGACCTTATCATAAAATCGAAGCATTATTTGAGAAGCCTCGATAATGTACTCATCTGTCAACAACTCGTAAACATCATGAAGATGAGCGGTTAAGTACGCAGACCCGATGACTCCCTCGATATGCTTCATAAGAAAAGCAATATCAGAGAAACCCGAGACACGCGTGCGATATTCTGTTCTTTTGGCTAATAAGGCAATTCTATCACCCGCTATTGAATAGTCGGGGACAGGATAGCCCAACACATTATAATAAAGAACACTCTTAGAAGGAACAGCTATAGGACGCAACCCGACCAAGGCCAAGTTATCAAAGCCTTCGGCCTCTATTTCTATGATCATCCCAAATTGGTCTTTTATATACTGAATGACTAAAGGCCAAATCTCAGGTTGATTAGATCCAATAGCGTCATCATCACCGGCGTTTCCAATTATATTATGATCCCAGAATTCACCGGGATCCAAACCAGTGACAATAGACCAAGCTGTCAAAATTATAAGACGGAAGGCGTCACGATT